CTAGATGATGATAGACAGACAGAAATGATGGTTGAGCTTTATGAAATGTTTGAAAAGATTAAAGTTCCCTTTGTATCAGTATTTTATAGAATACCTCCATCTCCAGAGCAGCTAAAACAAATACAGCAACAGCTTGAAAAGCAAATGGCCGCGCTCAAAGCCGAAATGGAGGTTAAATTTATAGAGACTCAGGATTCAATACAAAAAGCAGTGCAGTCCGGAGAGATGCTCCCACAGCGAGCAGAGTTAGAAATAAGAAATGCTAAAGATGAAATGGATACTCAGCTCCAAGGAGCCCGGCAAGAAGCAATGGCTAAGATCCAGGAAGCAACCTCTAAGACGGAGAATAATGTTGTTTCAAAAAAAGAATTTGAAGTATTAAAGCAAAATAAAGAATTTGCTAAAAATATCATAAATGCAGTCCCTTACCATACTACTCGAATTAAACAAACATGTGTAGTTTCTGACATTCTTCTTTACGAAAAGATTTTAAACGAGAGAATAACAGAGTACCCTATCGTTCCTTTTCACTATAAATGGACAGGCACACCATATTCAATGAGCGCAGTATCACCTTTAATTGGCAAGCAAAGAGAATTAAATAAAGCTCATCAGTTAATGGTACACAATGCTTCATTAGGATCTTCATTAAGATGGTTATATGAAGAAGGAGCTATAGAAGAAGATGAGTGGGAAAAATATTCCTCCTCTCCTGGAGCTATGTTGAAATACAGACCAGGCCACCAGCCTCCAACACCAGTACAACCTATGCCATTACCTAATGCATTCTTTGGCCTTGTGCAACAAGGCAAAGGAGATATGGAATATCTTGCAGGAATTTATTCCTCGATGCAGGGAGATACTCAGCAGCAGCATGATACATTCAGAGGCATGCTTGCTATGGATGAATATGGTACACGAAGAATTAAGTATTGGATGAAAAACTGTATTGAGCCAGCATTAAAGCAATTAGGTGAAGTAGTAAAGCAATACTCTCAATCTATTTATACTGCTAATAAGGTATTCAGAATAGTCCAGCCTAGTGCAATACAAGAAGAGCGTCATGTTGAAATAAATGTTCCTATCTATAATGACTTAGGGCAAGCCATAGGAAAATGGAAAGATTACTCTGCAGCTAAGTTTGATGTTAGAGTAATATCAGGTTCTACCCTTCCTATTAATAGATGGGCCTATTTAGCAGAGTTAAAAGAGCTCTTAGCTCAAGGAGTTGTAGACGATATTGCTGTATTAGCTGAAACAGATATTAGAAATAAAGATCAGATTATGAAGCGTAAGTCTTTATATTCACAGCTATCAGGTCAAGTATCTCAATTAACTGAAGCAGTTAAAGATAAAGAAGGTACTATTGAGACTCTTGAAAGACAACTTGTTCAAGCTGGCATTAAAGGAAAAGTTATGCAGGCTGAAATGGAGATTAATAAAAAGAAAGAGCAAGTACAGAGCTCTCTCGGCAAGACTTCTATGGAATCAGAGCAGAAACATAAGCTACTTCAAGGCATGATGGCTAATGAAAAAAACATTAAAACTAGAGAATTAGCTATGGAAGTAGAAAATGTAAAAAAAGATTTGCAGCGTAATGTTAAAGATTTATAGATTATAAAAGCTCGTAACTGAGTAATTTTTAAAATTAAAATTGAGAATTTATGACTACTAAAGAAACAGTGGTAGACGGCAACCCTTTCGAAGGCCCCGATCTATCTAACTCCGACGATTTTTTCAATGCACTTGATAATCAGCTCGGAACAGTAGAACACACGGAGCAACCCACTCCGGCGCCAGAACAGGTAACATCGCAGCAAGCGATCCCCGATGCAGCTGGACAACAAGGGAATGAAAACAATGCTAATGCTAATATTAATTGGCAAAAGCGTTACAATGATTCTTCAAATGAAGCTAGGAAATTGAAAGCCGAGAACGACGAACTCCAACCTTTCAAGTCTGTTATAAACTTCTTAAAAGAAGATTCAGGTGCTGTAGACTTATTGCAGGACTATTTGAAAAATGGTGGAGAAGTTCCTAAGACAGTTCAAGAGGAACTTAACTTAGGTGAAGACTTCATGTTTGACATGGACGATGCATCTAAAGATCCAGAATCAGATAGTGGCAAATTGTTAAACAGAATGGTTGAGAAGAAAGCTCAAACAATTGTTGATACAACTTTACAGCAAGAACGGCAAAGAGCAATGCAAATGCAGCAACATCAACTTAAAATGCGTGAACGACAAATGTTTATGCAGAAAAAAGGTTATAATGAAGCCCAGATGCAAGAGCTTGAAGAAAGAGGTCGTCAAAAGCCTTTAACGTATGATGATATGGATTATGTTTTAAATAGACAGCAAGTGAACCAGAATGTTCAGCAGTCTACTAGAAATGACATGATGAATCAGATGCAAGCCGTTCGGAACATTCCCACCAGTATAGGTGGAGCAAATAACGCTGGTCAAGGACTGACTAGTGAGGAACAGTTCTTCAACACGATGTTTGGAGATCAGTTTCAAGATGATGATAACCCGTTCTAGAGCTGGAATAAAAATTTAAAATTTCCAAGCCTCAGAACATTAAATGAAAGTGAGGCTATAAATGGCTGATTATGATGGAATAACCCAAGGAGCTGGAAATCAAGGACCAGTTACTCCTGGAGTACCGCATACAATTGAACGCCCTACACAACCACAACCGTGGGGCAGCAATAATTATGAAGTAGATAATATAAACCAAAGAGGTGGAACTAGAACTTCCCCTAGCTTAGGTGATTTAGGACGTAATTATAATTTTGGAAATACTTACACAAATCTCTCATTTGCGAGAGATCCTTTTGTTCACTTATTAACTAAATTCAAAAAGAAACCAGCTGATGACTTTAAGTTTGAATATGCTGTTAAAAGAAATTTAGCATCATTCAAACGATATGGTTATGTAATTGCTACAGACCCAGATGCTAGTGCATTATCAAGTTCATCTTTAACAGGTACTGGGGCCGATGCCGACAACCTTACTGACGGTGAGTCTGTAAATAAGGAATGGGGTGATGCTGCGTTAGCAGAAATGCTAGCTTCTTTTAGTGCTTTCAACGGAACCACGGTTCCTACTGACGCTTCAAGTAGCCCTACATTCTCAGTGTTAATGGCAGGTGATTATAAAATCCATGGTAATATTACAAATAAAATTGGGAATACCGCTAATAACTCAAAATTAGGTGCTTATTTAACTAAGCCTACCTGGTTCTTAAAAAATCAAGTTATTCGCATACCTGTTACAGATTCATCTAATCTTGGATCTACAAAGGGATATGTTTTAGCAAGAATTTTAGATGTTCAAGGTTGGGAATGGAAAACTAATACTACAATATCTAACACAGTAACAGAAGGCGTTGTTGCTCATGGGGTAGAATTACTTCTTAAAATGGTTAAAGACTCGGGCGATACAAGTGTTAAATACCCATCTTCCATTACGAACACAACCGTAACAAGTCAAACATTGCTTAATGTAGACCCAGGGGCGACTGAAGTTGATTCTATTGCTCAAAGATTAGAGCCAATGAGATGTTATATCTCAGGTTCTGCATATCATGAATTAAGTGGTTATGGAGATACTTGGAGACAACAACCTTTTTCAACCGATTATGGTCAAACTCAGATCTTTAAAAAGACTGCTATGATGTCTGGTCGTGCGATGGCAACTAAACTTAAGTTTGGTCAAAATCCATGGAAAGAAGAATGGCAAGATAAGATGACTGAAATGACATGGGAAATTGGTCAAGCAGGTTACTTTGGTGAGCAGTTTACAGATGATGACGGGATTACATATACTGAAGGTATTGTAAACTTTATCCTTAATAATGGTAATTCATTTACATGGAGTGCTCAACATACTGTAGATGACTACATGGAACAGATGTCTGCATTAAATGATCCTAGATTCCAAGTAGGTGGTAAGCAATCCAATGTATACTTCTGTAATACTCAAGTATGGAATTGGCATGCTAAATTAGGTGGATTCATGAAGAATAACGCTGAAATTAGTGCTAACTACAATGTTCAGTTCTCAGGTACAGGTAAAATGGCTGGTGTTAAATATCGTTCATTCGATGTTGATGGCACAACTATTAAACTTGTTAGAGACATTCACTTAGATCAAACACATGTTAAAATGATTGCTGCAAACATGAGTGCTTGTGCAATTAGACCATTAGTTGGTAACGGTGTAAATCGAGACGTGACTGTTTATCCTGGTGTTAAAACAGTAAGTAACTCTGGTGAAGATTATAGAGTAGATTTAATTCAAGGTGATATTGGCTTTGAGTTCGGTGCTCCTGAAACTCACGCAGTTTGGCTGTAAATAACGATTAATTAATCCCTCTCCTTCGGGAGGGGGATTTTTAACTTAAACGAAAGGATAAACCATGGCAAATGATAAATTTTTCTTAGCTAAAAAAACAGACGCAGTATTAACAGCTGAGCAAGTAGATACTTTGCAAGGAATAGCCGCAGGTACTGCCTATACTGCTGTTGAAGGAGATGCAGTTGCTGTTGCTGCTGCTGCTACTGCTACTGTTGCTGATACTAATAGTACTGAGATTTTAGCTGATGTTGACGAGATTAGAACGAAATTAAATGCGCTATTAACTTCACTAAAAGCTATTAATGTTATTGGATGATAATAGCACTAATTGAAATACCAGAGGATTACTGGGTGACAACACCTGACTATCAATGGAATTAACGTGAGGCTCGCTCTACCTCTTATGCGTTTCTTGTTCGCATCGTCCTCTTCTCTGGGCGAGCCTTATAATTATAAATGGAGAATTAAATGAGATTATTACAAACACAGGAATCAGTAAACCCTTATCAAGATGCATTAGTTCCTGCTAACTATGACTTGGCCGATATTGACGGTACTACATACCCAGCCACTAGAGGGATAGCGGTAGGTGGCCTTATAACTTTTACAGCTACTTTTGCAAGCGGTGCTACTGCCCAACTAAAGCTATCAAAAGGAATTTATAACTTATCACTTACAGCTGTAGATAACAATGCGGATATTGTGTTTTTATATTAATGAATTACATTACTGAAATAGAAAAACTTGTACCAATCCCTGAAGCCTTAAAAGGAGCTGCAGATGCTGATGGTAATTACGACTATGAACCTATGCGTCAAATAATAGAAGATGCGGGTATGGATGTAATTAGGAATGTCCAGCATTTATACCCACAAGATTTAAACTTATTCACAAGAAAAGGGTACATCCTTCAGGGTGATAAGAATGGAATTGACTTGCCTACTGGAATTGTTGAATATGTTGAAAATAATGGAAAGACATGCATGGAAATTCCCCCGGGAATGAAAAATGTAGCAAAAGATACTACTTCTTTAAGCTATGCCAGTGCTGAATATCCTGTATTTTACAAAGAAAATAAAAGACTTTATGTATTGCCAATGCCTCCTAATGATATAAGTACATATTCTATAATATTTTCCCAAGGGACGAATATGGTTGATAATTGGGGGAATGATTCAGGGAT